GTTGCCTGTAGAATCCTCAAGGCTGCCCGCCAATTTGTAGGCGGCCAAGGCGTCTGACGGGACGTTGCCTTGGTAAATGCTGGCCGCCTCTGCCGCGCCTGTGACTGGCCGATCCAACACAATGAAATCTGCCATCTTGAACAGCCCACCCAACGTGCCGTATCCACCAATGAAAATTGTCCCACCTTGGTTTGGGTTTTGGCTTCCCGATACTGTTTCGCTGAACACGCCGTTTAAATACAATGTCGCGTCATTGTCGTCAACGCTGATGGTGCAGTGATGCCACTCGTTTACGGCCAACGTGCCAGTAGTGTTGAAGTGATAATCAAGGATGGCGGCGTAGGTGAATCGCAGGTTGTTTGGCAAAATCGTGCAGGCAATTCCACTGTTTCGGAACAAGTTAGAAGTTGCTGAATTGTTCCGCGAATTAAACCAAAATGAATAACAGGAATTGGCACCAACAGGCTGCGGGCATGTTGGGTTTTTCCCAGTCCCTCCATTATTGGGAAAATCGGCAACAACATCGCACCCCTTGCTGACGTTGTGGTGGAACAGGGTTTGTTTTGTTTCCCAGAAGTCATCAATGCTCCCGCCCGACACTGTGCCATTGTTGCCATTACCACTAGCGTCATGAACTGTTGTCCCAACCGTTTCAGACATAGGCCAGTGAATTTGAAGGTCGGTGTTTGTGCCGTTGCCCTCATAAACGGCTGCCACTTCGGATGCTGATAAACCACGGTCATACACACGGGCATTCATGAGCTGCCCGTACCAATAATATCCACCCCGTTGACCCATGAGGATATTACCCGCCCCAGTACCGAAATCAATATTGGGTTGAATAGTTTCAGCAGCCAATTGACCATTCATGTAAACACGTAAAGCCTGCCCGTCATATGTGGCTGCCAAGTGAATCCATTCCCCAACCGGCACTCTGTACAGCGTTGTCGCGTCATACCAAGCCGCGCCATTTTTTACACGCCAAACGACATACCTGTTTGAATTTGCAAGGGCTAATTCGAACCCAGCGTTTGTCGAAGTAGTTGAGAAAACAAATGGCCATGGCGTATTTGTTGACAGTCGCACCCACGATGCGACTGTGACTTGCTGGTAACTGGTTGGCGCGACGCTGGAGGTGATATAATCGTTTCCATCAAGTGTGGCACAACCGCTGTTCACGAGTTGGCCTTGCTTGGGGCACAGCCCGGCGTGTTGCACAGACCCTTGGCCGTAACTGTCCTTCGTGCGATCAATGGCCTTGGACGGGGTGCTTATTAGCTCTGGAAAAGTGTCTAATCCATTGAATGTCGGGAAGCCCACGGTGGCAACTTTGGCATCAGATGCGCTTACAAGCCCGTCCTGCCGGTAATCTAGCTCAAGCACCGTTGTGCCAGCCTTTTTGTATTGGATAAAGTCAATGGAGCCGTCAAAATTAGCCCCCGCTGCCGCCCCGCTTCCATACCCACCAAACATGGTCACTCCGCCCCGAACTCCATACAGGCCGTTGGGCATGGTGTGTACATGTGACTGCCCGTAATTAGCCTCTGTCAGAGTAATGGTGCCCGCAATTGAATCAAAATCAACAGTAAGGTCATATTCCACACCCTCCAACCACGTCATGTCGCCATAGGCCGATACTACCTGCTGGGCATTGCTGCTGTCTTTGTAGATAACTCTAAAATTTGACGGATTATACGGTCCAATCCAATATGGCGAGATGTAGCCAGAAGAAACCAGCGTGTGAACATGGGTGCCGCCACTACTGTTTGCAAAACTTTCAACGGTAAAAATGAACCGCCAGCTGAATTGCTCCGGAACATCAAAACCGGCTAAATCCCATTGAACGTGGTCAGACGAATCAAAATTGTAGCGGCAGTGTGTGGTTGACCCTGTTAGGTTTTGCGGGCTGAACGGGACATCGCTGCCAATGTAAACGGTGTCATCACTGCTGTTGATAATGTTGGCGGTCAAATCATTGATCGAGTGGTATTCTTGCGCCTTAAAATTAACAACAGTCATTTCTCGGGTCGTGCCGCCGGAGTTGCTTTGGAAGTTTATATAACCCAACCCATTCGCTTTGGGCATCTCAACGATCTGCTGAATGGTAATTGGCCCAGCCACAGCTCCGGCAAAAGTTCTAGCGGTCACGATGTTTGTTGTGGTGCCTCCCACGTATGGTCGGAACTGTATATGGCCACCGTTCCAGTCCTTAATTACCAACGTAACGAGGTACGATGTGCCGCCCCGAAGAACTTGGTTTTCCGGTGCCGCAGGGCGAAGCGAAACGTAGCTTCCAGACAGCTGCACCTCTCCGTCTACAAACCCCCCACCGGAAGGATTTGATATATCCCAGTTTTCGTCAGTAAATGGAACGGTGGTGGCGTACTGATCGGCTCCTAAACCTTGAGCTGCAAATGCCGCATGTCGGCTGCCCGAACTTAGCGGGTAATGCCTTACGGGATATTCCGGCTGCCCCGTGGCAACCTTCCATGGCTGTTTGCCTTGCAGCCACAACGCCCACACATGGTCGGCTGTTGAAACGGTGTCGTAAAGCCTAAAATCAAACAACTGGCCAAACCATTTACGGTTCCCCTGAAAGTCGCTTCCGATAAGAAGCGGCGTGGTGGGAACCCTGATGGTTGTCTGGGATGTCACCTGCGTGCCTTTTAACATTCCGTCGATGTAAAATTTCCACGCACCAGCGTCAAATGTAAACCAAAAATGATGCCATTGACCATCATTTAAACCAAGAGGCATTGTGGGCGTGCTGAGTGCGCCAGCGATTTGGGTTGCGGTACTTCCATCGTCGCTAAAATACCCAAGCAACTGGCCTGATGTGTTCACATAAAACCTAAGAGATCGGTCGGGATCGGGGGTGACGCTGTAGGCCGAAAACAAACCGGCATCCGCACTGTGTGTTGGGCTGCCTCTAAACCAAATGCCGCCCGACATCTGACTGCCAAATGCGGGCATACTCCCCGCGTTGACATACTCCGTTGCCGTAAAGTTGAGTGCGGTGCCAGGGCGTGGTGTGCGAGGCGCGCCTTCTGTCGAGGTGTCTGCAACAACGCCTTTTTCTGCAAGCCAGTCCTCGCCCATTGCTAAAGCTTGAGCAAACTCAACAAGTTCGCCTATCGTTCCAGACGGATCGGCCTCCCATTCTATTAGCTTGCGGCTTATGTCATGCGCAAGTTGAGTGTCGGCTATGTCTCTAGCAACGCCGTAGTTTCGGAGAAAATTTGGAGCGTTGGCCGCAGTTATGTCGATATACATTAGGAGACAAAAACCTCTACTGAAGTATTAGAATCAGGAGTTACGCACCGAACCTGAATATTGCACGGTGGAAGAAAGAACGTAATTTTTGCTGGGCTAGTGTGCAAAACAGCATCGCCGGCCGGCTGCATTACACCCGTGTCGTCGCATTCAAGAATGCAAACGCAGGGATCACCTTGCGTGATCATAGTGCCGGTTGTGCTGAATAGCCCTTGGCCGCCTGCCCAAGCGACGACTGTTGATGTTGGGTTTGCTGCGGTTAAAGTGCCTAAAGAAGCCATGGTCATTCCTATTACTGTAAAGTAGTTTTAATAATGGTGCGTAAATCGCTTTGTAAATATTGATTTGCGTTTCCGCCAATTGGCGGAAATATTGTGCGGTTAGACCTAAACCTTTGTATATTTCGAGCACTATAATCCTCTCTATCATATTGGTCGTTTACGTGGTTTGCTAGGAAAAAGCTTGAGGAAAATCCAAGTGGAGTAATCGATCGCATAGCTTTTTGCATAGGGTTGTTGCCGGACAATTTGCTTTGAATTTTTGATCCTTCGTCGGGGTTAACAGGGTTTAAAGGCAAGTTTGTGTTAAATGAACCCCACAGCCCTGTGCTTTTGGTGTACGGATCGCCGTACATGTAAGGGTCAAACAACATCAATGGTTTGTGAATACCAGTTAGGTCGCCGATACGGCTCGCAATTCCTGGGTTTTCAATTGCATGGAACCGAGGGTTTGCAAACTCAATGATTTCGCGAGTTTGACCTACAAGCCACGTTGTAAATTCCTTTACGTTATTCCCGTACATTGTTGACCAATAGCCAAACGTTTTTGCAAGCCATTCTTTTCCGTATTCGTCTTCCCTGTCGTGCTTGGTTTTTCGGTGGCGAGCGGACGTAGCTGTAAATGCAGTACATGGGCATGCAGCAATAATGCCCTCCACGTAGCCATACGAGTCTTGCCAGTCTTCCATTTGAGTGTAAAACCATCGGTCAATGCTAAAATCACCGTCTGTTCGAGCGTCTACGCGAACAACTTTGTACCCAGCGTCAATCCATGGCTGCGACCAGTTCCCTGTCCAGTCAAATAGGCTAAGAATTAATTTGTGTCCATTGTCCTGCGTGGCGCCAATTTCGCGAGCTTGTTCTTGCCAAACTTTTATTTGCTCGTTTGCGACATCTTGTGATCGAAAATCTATTGGCTGTCCGTTGTAGTCTAGGCCGGCTGCTAGATTTTTAGATTTTCCGGCGTGCCCTACCTTCACGGTAGCGGATGCCGGTCGATCGGGAAGTATTTGATCCGGCGTCAATATTGGCGGCCTTAAGCTGTCATCACCCTGAAATAATTCGTCGTCGTTTGTGTCAAAAAACGAATGATGCTGTTGAAGACTGTAATCCCACGCAACTTCTCTTTGCAAATCAAGTTCCTGAAACAACTCAGCAATTAAAAGCTCTTTTAATTGGTCCGGTGTAGGATTGGCTGGATCAATTTGCAAATTCCCATCTCGCTCGCGATTCCAATGGCTAATAACGTCGTCTACGTTGCGCATAGATTCAAAAATCTGCTGCGGGGTTTCATTTTGCAATCGGCTCTCTATGTTGTCGTAATCATCTAACAATTTGATAGTGTCTTTTAAATGTCGCCACAGCGCGTACAATGTGCTTCCAGCGGACGGATCGCTTAAGTCGATAAACGATCCGTGCAGGTCGGCCTGTCCAGGCTTTCCGTTCAACAAAACTCTTCGTTTCATTTTAGCATCGTCGTATCCGCCTTCGTTAAGAGCTTCGATCAAACTTCGCTTGCTGTATTTCGAACCGGCGTTTTGGATTGCGTTAGCTAGTTCGCCAACATACCGCATTGCATTTACGTTAAACCTGCTACTGCCGTTTCGGCGACTTTCAATGGCTAAAATGTCCTTGTAGTCTAATACGTCCCAAAAGTTAAAAGCACTGTCAGGAGAGTTTGTCCTTGCTGCAAGGTCAAAATCAACAGCCTCCGCGGCGGCCTCTAAATTATCCGTTTTTTTTAGATCGGGGTGGTTAGATGGCAGGTTAATAATGTAATCCTGCCCGTCGTAACCTCGAAACATTTCGCCCTTGTGATCTTTTACATCTCTTATTTTGCCCTTGTGGCTAAACAAATGCTCCATGTCGCCTTTGTATGCCGGCATTTGTATTAGCTCGGCAACACCCTGATCTACTAAAAGCCGCTCGACATGATCTATTGAAAGGCTTTCTGGGTTTCTATTTGCAGCTGCGTCTGCAACCTGCCATAGCTGAAGCATTTGATCTCTAGGGTTGTCGTAATTTACAACCGAGTCCCACTCCTCAGAGGTAATGTCTTTTACAAAATGCCGCTTAAATCCTGCCAGTTGAGGAATATCAATTGCGACCTGAGAGTTTGTTAAGCTTTGAAAGTATTGGTCAATTTGCTCCTCCGAAAACTCCTGAGTGCCTGCTAATTGACCGGCATTACTTTCTGCATAAGATTTTGGCAAATCCTGCTTCATTCTGTCAACGAAAATTGGAATCCATCCCGCCGATCGCTGCCAGTTTAAATCTTCCGGCCGCCTGCTGTTGTGTGTGTTAATCCAGCCGACGGCATCCTCAATTGTCTTGGCTGCCGCTGCGTCCGGCGTAGCCCCTTTTTTAATCATTTGCAAAAACGTTGAAATTGCGTGTGCCTGTATGCGTTCATTCGTACCTTCTGCGCCTATCGGAAGCGTGCCAGCAGCTGGACTGAAACTGTCAGCCTTTTCTTGTAACGCCATCTCTCTAGTTTCGTACTTTATTAAAAACTGTTTTAGCTCGTCTTGAGGGTCGGAGGTTGCTGGTGGAGCATCGTCAGCTTCCGCAGCTGCAAGTACGTTTGCTGTTCGAAGATCGGCCGCGCGGCGATTCTCGCATCGCTTGCATGTTGGCTTGTTGACGGCATAATTTTCGTATCCTTTATGGTTGTAGACAACTGGCCGGCCACACAACGTTTCTGTAGATTCCCTGTCAGCAGCAAGGTGCGGTACATTTCCGCTTTTGCTTGCAGATACTTTGATTGGTTCAGGCAAAATAGACTCCGCCTGGTTGCCCTCGTCGTCTACCATGCCGACGTTTGCAACCTCAATTGTATCCTCAACGGGTTCAAGTAAATCCTCTGCTTCTTTCAGCTTGTTAAAATACTGATATATTGTTTGACCAAGCTTGTCAAAATCACCACCAAATGGGTCGGCCTCATCGTCCGGATACGATGTTCCAAAGGTTTCGACGTTGTGCTGCTCGATAATGCCCTCAATGGCAAACTCTAAATCCTCATCATCCATTTCTTCAGTTGAATTTTTGTTTTCCTTAAACAACTGCTGAGCAAGTTCAGTTGCAATTCTTGCCTGCATCGCAAGAGGCGACTCTTCATCTCTAAGATCAATTGCAAAGTCGTAATCTAACGGAATGTTGATGTAGGTTCCCTCGTCGCTAAGCCCTTCCTCCTGCTCTAAATCTGCATTGCCCTGCATGTCTACAGGATCGGCTTCTACGTCCTCAACTTTGTCTTTGCCTACAAAGTTTGTAATTGTTTTAAGCAGCTTGTCGTAATCACCGTCATACGGATCATCCCTTGGTGCTAAACCGACCTCTATATTTTCATTGTTATCCTCTTCTAGTCGATCGAAGTATTGTTCTACTTGTTCTTCTATTTCAACAAGCAACGAATGCGGAGACGTTTCGTGTCGTTTTTGTGCGTGGCCGGCAAGCTTAATGGCAATTATTGCCTTCCCCATAGTTGCCATGTCCTCGTCGCTGTAATCCGCACTTACTTCGAAGTTTAATCCCTCTGGAATTTCTACGTAATCGCCGTGATCTTTTATCCCATTCAACGATTCGTGAGGCTGAGGTTTTTCTGTAGAGGCCGCAGCTGCTACTTCTGCATCGGCACTATCGTCATTAGGTACGTTTATTGCATCGTCCTGCGTCTCATCTTCGTCAGGTTGCTCTGGCGTTTCACTTGGCTTCCAGCCACCGTGCTCGTCGGGTTCAAGCCAATCGTATTTGTTTTCATCCGGCGTAGGGAAGTTTTCGAGTTTGTCCGTGTCCCAATCAAGGTCTTTTAATCGCTGCGGAAAATCGTCTGGAAATTCAGGACGCGTCATCTTAGGATCAGGCGTACTGGATGGCTTTGTGGCCGTTGCCGCAACCGTCTTTGGTTTAACCGATGGCGGTTTAGGCACATTTGCAGTCCGCATTGGCGCAGCTGGCGACGAGGTTTTTCCACGAGCCTTTGCTAAGCTAAATCCCCCAAGGCTCGGGTTTGTCGTCAGTCGCGTTTCGTGATCGGACTTTAGTGAATTTACCTTAGACTGCCACGCCTCTGTGCCGGCCCGCACTTTTTTCATGTTAAACACGCCGCTGCCTACATTTTCATCGTCCATTTAATTTAACTCGACTTCCCAGAATGCTGCCACTCTGTTTTGTAAATGATCCTGCCGCGTAAATTTACGAGCCATATATTGCTGAATGTTAAATTGCCGTCTGATGCACTGGCGGCTTATGCGTGACAAGGCATTGCCGTAGGCCGAATAGTGCATGGAATCCTCGTCAACATTTTCCATTTCAAATTTAAGTTTTTTGTAAATTTGATCTGCCACTTGCTTTAGTAACTTGCTTGACCCTTTTGTGGGAGCGTTGTCGATCCGCTGAGCAGACTCGTTTAATTGAGACATGAAACCGTTAAATATTTCGTCGTCATGCCTCAAGCCAATTTTGTTGACCAATCGCAATATGCGATCATTTGCTAACTCCTGCTGTTTATTTTGCTCGTCATCTAAAACATTTCTATCTCCGGCAAATTCCTTTGTTTGATTAGACTGCAAAGCTTTGCCGGTGCGGTTCCCTTTCCTGGCTTTGTTTTCAATTGCGGAAATTAAATCGTAAAATGCTGGCGAATTAACTTCTAACTGCCCCTCGCCAAACAAACCATTTTGCTTCTTGCCATCCACCTGCTGCAACTGCGATTTGGTGATGCGCAAACGTTGTTCCAAATTGTCGAGGCGAGTATCCTTGGTGATTGCTTTGCCATGATTGTTCCAAAACGCTTCCTGCTGATCTCCCTCGGGCAATATGCCTCCAATTAGCGAAGCTTGGTTTTGCTTAAGCTTGCCGTCAACCATCATTTGCCATAACCCATCAAGCAAATTTGACAAATTGTATGCCGTAGCAATTTCATTCTTTTTTAATGACAGACCAACATTTTTTAATTCGTCTAAGCTAGAGTTTGTTTCTCGCATATAGCCGGCAGTATCGAGGGGAGTTCCTTGGTTTTCCATGATATTCATCATTGCGCCGATTGACCGAGCTTCTTTTTCAGAGCCTGCCTCAATTGGGCGAACGTCAACAAACGGAGCATTTAGACGTTTTGCCATTTCCATCCTGTGGTGGCCATTAACGATGTACATCTGCCCATCCTCAGGGTCTTTCCATCCTAGCAAAACTCCGCCGCCAACAGGATTCCATGCCTCGGCCGACTGGTAGTCGCCGGTGACTCCGTGCTCTCGATCAACATTACGTTTGTACTGAAACCTAGACGGTTCTACGATTACATCTTCAGGCTTGTAACGCATTACGTCAGATTGCGACGCGTTGTCAGTGTGCAATCGGTAATATTCAGCTGCATTGTTAGCAACCAATCGATCAACGGCTGCGTCGTGCGCCTGCTTGCTTTCCTGTTCGTCGGCCGACAGCACTTTGTCCTCGGGATTGCTTATTACGCCAGCATCCAGCTGGGCCAGCATTCCATTAATCATTTCACCGTACGCGTCACTGTCCATGTTAGAAATTTCATCTAACCGTCCATTTTCAAACTCACGCTCTAGCAAACTGGCCACTGGGAAAAAGTCTGCCTCTCGATCTAAACCAACAAGCGAATCAAACAATGCCTCGGCCAAAGGGTGTTGAATGTCATCGTCGTCAACATCTAGGTCTGCGTCATTGTCAAATGGCAAACCCGATTCCTCATCTTCATCCTCTGCGTCCGCCGGCACGCTTGCCTGACTTTGCGAAGGCGTAGCAACAGGAGCAATTTCAGTGTCGGCCAGTTGGTCACTCATCATCTCTCCCAACGTGCCACCCTCTACTCCGCCAACCGGAGCTGTAACAGTATCCTCAACAAACGGATCGTCGTCCTCTTCGTCGGCTGTTGTGACGTTTACAGCTGGGGTAATTTCCTGTTCGATTGATCCGGTCATCGGCGGCCTGATTTGACCGTCAACATCGACATTAAAGTTGTCTAAAACCTGTTGACCTTCACCGCTGACTACTGGGCGATCTGTAACATCCTCTACCTCGTCCTCGTCATCCTCACTTCCCAACGCTGTCATTTGCTCTAACAGCTCCTCCTGCTCGTCCCGATCCAAATTAGAATTTGCTACGTCAACATATTGATGAGGCTTGCTTGTCTCGTCAACCAAATCTCTAAAATCTTGACTTTCAATTTCAGGATGATGCTCCACTAGGTGTGATGTTAGGCCACCAATGTCCTCGCCAGTTTCGTTTTGCAAACTCTGTACTGTATTAGTAAATTGTGCGTGCAAATCATTAATAGTTTTTTGATGATTACGCGGAGGGTTTTTCTCTATATTTATAGCGTCTTGGTATTCTTTGTAGGTAGCAAACAAGGAATTGATCTTGTTGTTTAATTGCTGTTCCTTAAGCGTTTCTAGGTTATCAACTGTACCGCTTATTAAATGCCCGTAACCAGCGTCTTCAATTTCTTTAGTTGCTATTCGAATGCCGTTTTCCAAGTTTTTGTAATCTGACGATTGCCTGTCTTGCCCTGCCATTGAAGTGAGTCGGTTTATTCGTTTAAACAAATTTTCCGTTTTCTTCTTGTAATGATTAGTTTTGTGCCGATCTTTTATGCCCTCTACGGTGTGAGGTACGTTTGTTTCGTAGCCGGCTAAATGCAATCGGCGAGCTGTCCTTGCCAAAGTTTCAGCGTCAGATGGGTTGTACGGCCGACCCATAAAGGCGTTTGTTTTTTGTTTTAAATTTTCGTGCAGGCTTTCAAATTGGTCAAAATGCAAGGTTTCCTCTCTGTCGTACTTCGACAGTTCGTCATCGGCAAGATCGCCCAGCATTGCTTTTGCTTTTTCGCCTAACTCAGGGTTTTCTTTATGTGGGTGAACTGGCTCCGGCCTTGGCGTCCGCTCCGGCATTTCTGCAACCGGCTGCCCTGGCTTGCGAGCGTCTAATCGATCCGCAAAGTCGTCAATCGGCTCCTTTTCAGGCTGCATATTGCCTGTGTCGGTGCCGTCTGGCACAATCGTAAAATCGCCGGATGTCCTTAAAAAATCCTTATTAATTTGCTGGTCGGCCGGCAACTGGCTGTACCAAGCATTAAACTCCGATTCGGTGTACGTACCACCTTTTTCTAGGGGTTTCATTTTTGCTTGAAAGTTGCGTTCCGATCGATCCGCCTGCTTCTGCACAAACTCCGTGTCTATGCCCTGCATGTATTCGTTAAATTCTAGGCGGCGAGCATGGTTTTGCTGCTCGGCTCGGTTAATAAAGAAATTACCAAGGATATTTGTAATGCCGCCTGTAAATGCGCCGGTATTACGTTGCATAGCTCGTCGCCAACGACGTGTAGCGGCACGATCCCTGTCTCTTTCTATTCTGTTTTCTCTGTTAAATTGCAAAACCCGTTGCTTCCGTCTCATGGAATGCGCTTCTCGCTCCATTCCACCACGGGTTTTTCCAAATGTTTCCTTAAACTCTTTGTCGGTCAGCTCCGGCTTAACTTCCCAAGCGTCAAAGGTGTCGTCTAGCATTCGTTGGCTAATTGGACGCACATCTTCTGCTTTTTCAGCATCCACAATATCTGGTTCGGCAGTTTGATCCGCTGGCTGCTCTGCGGCCGGTTCCGGCTGTTGCTGTGCTGGCTTGTCCGCCGGCTGCCCTCTTGTCTCCTCTGCGTCGCTGAACTGGTCCTGCATGCCGTCAGGGCTAATGTCCGCCTTTCGAGGCCGTCTTGCCTCTGCATTGCCGGCTTCGCCTGATCTAGTGTCAGGGGCTTGGCCTATTCGCGATGGATCAGGAAATGGCAATCGCTGCTCTGGTTGCGGATCGCGGTCTACATAAATGTCCGGTGACTCAGGTGGCTCCTGATAAAAATCACCCTCTGGAGGGGCGAGGTCTTTTTCTGTGGCAAGTTTTGCAGCCCTTTGTTGTTCCCTGCCTTGTGGAATGCTCGGTGGGGTGTTTGCTTTTAGTTCCTCGTAAGTCGGCATACGCCTTTTTGGACTAGGCTCAGCTGCTTTTGTTTGTTTCCTAGCTGGCGGCGACATGTCATCATCCCTACGGCCTTGACGCAAATCAATTGCTTTTTGCCGGCCACGCCTAGTTTCCTGCGACACCTCCTGAATTCCTGGCACCTCAATGTCTGGCGTATTCGGAAACGGTTTTACTGGCGGAATTAATTCAGTAGCCATTGCCTGAGCCTGCGTTTTTGGCGGCAGTTTTTCCTGCCATTGCTTGCCTCGCTGCTCCCGAAATGTCATTTCCTTTCTGCCGGCAAAGGCTGATTTTTGAAAGGGCGTTTCTGGTGGCGCTATTGCCCGCGATGGAATTGTTGGCGTATTTAGGCTTGGAGTTTGGGCAGGCAGATTAGGCTCCATCTGCACTTTTCGTTTTCGTAGCTTTCGGCGAGGAAACGCAGAATCTGGCGAATTGTGCGGCATTACAGGCTCTTTAGTTGCCTGGCCCATGCTAAAATCTTTGTCGAATTCACCCTTAAGTGGCTTGCCCAACCGATCTTTTGTCGAAGTTTTGGGTTCAAATTTGAGTCGTGACTGCTGCGATCGCTGAGCGCGAGCGCGCCCAGCTGGCATGCTTGGCCTCGGTGGTTGAACGCTTGCGGATGAGGGATTTACGTTCGGCCTATTTCCCTCGTCAATTGGCAAATCAGCGTAGCGGGAAATGGACGACCAATGCTTGTTCAGTTGACTGCTAAACCTGTCAATATTCATTTATGCTTCCTAAGTTAAATCCGTCAATATTGTATCGGGTTTTGATGATTATGCGTCGTTACATTTGTCAATTAACGGAATAACATGCTTTTGCCAATACGATTGCTTGCCAATTTTTGACTTATCAATAGGCAATTGAATCCACTGACTACTGCGTTGTTTGCTTTGCTCAACATCAAACCCCTTGTAGTCATCGCCGACCATTAGCCATTTGTGATGGTAAATATTGGGATCAGAATGCTGCGACACCAGTCGTGTTGATCCATTATTGCGAACAACTAGAGAATCGCCCGAAATTGGCTCATCGCAATTGTCAAAGTCTGGGCTTTTAATTAACGAAATTGATTCTGGCGTAATTTTTGCAATATCCCACGCCCAACTACCTGCGCATTTTGCAGCTTGTTTGACTCGCTCTGCTTCGGGAGTTGTTCCGGTATACTGCCGATGCACGTAGACGGCATTGCCAATTTGCTTGCCAACACCCATTTTTGATGATCGCGTTGGCATTCTGGCCTCATAGCGATCTGCAATCATTGTCGAATACCTTTGCCTTTGCCCTTTTGAAACCACAAACACTGGATGGCTTGGCGACTCCTCTATTCGAACATTGCCAATTGCCTGTTCTAGCAGTTTCTTCACAAGGTCTGCCCCATCGGCGGGCGACATGCCGTCAAACGCAGCCTTGCGAGGACTTGCCGGCAGGTTGCCAATAAACGTACCGCCTACTGCAACGCTTTCTGCAATTTCTTGAATAGTTTTTTTCAACTCCCCAATACTATCTTGCACGTTCAACACGTTGCTTGCGTAAACAAACGGATACTCGCGATCCAACGCCGCTGGATCATGCACACCATCAACTGCGTTTTTACCGTAATCGTAAGGAACAACGTTGTACCCCATTTTGTTAAGTTCCTTTGCCTGTGCAGCTGCCTTGCCGGCACCAAAGTCTAATATTGGAACTTTTCTTTTCGCCAATTGGCGGACGTATTTTATTGTAACCGGATGCCCACCTACCGCGCCGCCAGATCGCGATGTTGCATTTGCTGTACTTATTGCCGATTCATCATGCGAGGATGCTGAATATTTCTGCGGCTTTTCGCTCAACGCAACAGAGGAAATGTATTTGTGCGGCTCTGTCATTGCCTGTTTGTAGGATATATTCGCTGGGCTGCCGTCATGACGATGGTTAAATTTAATGTTGTCTTTTCCAAACGCGGAACCAAGCGAACCTAATGCCTTGGCATTTGTAAAGTGCCCCGACATTGACTTTGCATTATACTTTTTGGCATGATTAGCCATGTTTTTTAATATCGCCTTGCCCGAACCTTTTGGAGCGCCGTCATGCTTGCTGAAAATATCGACATGCAAATGCGGGTTTCCCGAGTTGAAATTTAGAGTTGCCTCACCTTTGCCAACGCCCTTCATGTTGGTCGCAAGTCCGTAGGTGTCATTTCCGTAGTCCGACCAGCTGTGATCGTCGGCGCCTCCCGAGCTGCTTAGGTCAGCTGAATATTGATCTAAATCATATTCGTCTTCGTCTTCATTATCAGCACCCTCCATGTGATTTAAAACGTCGTTAAATGATCTCGGGTTGTCTATTTCGCCGGACTTATTGTCCTCAGCATAGCCAAACCCGCCACCAATGTCGTAAAAAACGTTTTGCGGTCGATAGTGCTTTACGTAATATGTCAACGCGGCTTCTTGAGCACTTGTAAGGGGAGCCTCGATGTGTAATTGCAAATCGGTTCCAGATTCACCACCGCCAATATGAATTCTTGCCATATTAGTTCGCCGCATCATTTCGTTCATTGCCAAAGTTCGGCTGTCCTGCTGCTCTTTGCTAAACCCCCATCGTTTTAACGCGTCGTCGGTTGCTACTACGCTTCTGTGGTCGTCCGCTCTCTGCCCCTGCCCGTGGCCCATGTCGTTAAGGCTGCCGTCCGCAAATATGTATCCGGCGGAATCCCAATGCGCCTCGTCGTAGGGCAAATTTGGGTAATGATTTTTTACGTACTCATCTAAACCTTTGTCATCTAATGACTCTGGTTCGTAATTACCTCCAGTCATCGTGGTGGACCCAGGACGCAATTCATTTCCATCAATACCAATCCCCATTTCCTCCTGCTCCCTAAACGCCCTGTAGAGCGGTGATCCGTAATGCAGATCAACGTCCTCGTCTAATGGAATGCCCCCTAAAACAATGCTTTCTCCGTGGTAGGATGGATTTTCGTGAATTGCATTTAGGGCATTGTCGTCAATGTGCGGAGCAAGTTTTCGCCAAATGTCGCGATCGTAGCCCTCAATTGCAAGGTCTTCTAAAGTTTCCTCGTCGTCGTTACGCTTTGACTCTAAATCCTTCAGCCTCAGTTCGTTGACCATCCATGTTTTCTTTAAGCCCTGACCTAGCCCCTGCATTGGCGCAGTAATTCCCTTTACCTGCTCATGACCAAGAAACGCCTGTCGCATTGGATTGTTGTAATCGTTTCCTGCCAATGTTTCGATTTCAACACCGTGCTCTGCATTAACCCCTAGTCGTTTCAAATGGTTAAGCAATTTTGGTTTTAGCTGCTGCCCCCACCGCTCCTGATCAGCTTTTCGCTTTGGCATTGGCGTGTCGTAATTTGCAACCATTTCATCAGGATCAAGGATGTGATGCTCGGCTGAAACAATTGCCCAAGGGTTTCCGCTGGACTCAGCATACTTTCGATGCTTTGCAAAGTTATCGCCCTTGTAAAGGTCTTTAGCCTTGTGCGTACCTTCGTTTTTCCCGCCGGTGCAGGGAATTAATGTTAGCTTTGTAGGTCCGTCATGATTTACCATGCTAGAGTGAGGGTGCAGATTTTCACTACCTACTGGCGAGCTTGAGGCGTTACCACCTGTAACGTTTTCTAAATCGTGACTTTTTTTTTGAGGTTGCGAATCGCTAGGCTCAAAGTCAAACGACCCCTGCGTTGCATATCGCAGAATCATTTGATTCATGACTGAAAATAGCATTCCATCCGACGGAGGAAGGTTTTTAGTTGCCGCCTCTACCGCAGGTGCTGTGCTCGGCAATAATTTTGCAATCTGTTTTATTAGCTCTTTGTCGCCAGAACTAATTGCTTTCCAGTAATCGTCAATTGTGTAACCAGCCATGTACAGAGCTTCTCGATCGGCTGCCGGAAGTCCCTCTGTAAACACTTCTTTGGCAGATTTTTGTGCGGTTGCTGGAATTGCTGTCTCATCAAACATCCCCTTGGGCGCTGGCCGCAACGGAGCCTTCGTTCGTCTCGGAGTCATTGGAGCTGACTTTTGTGCCTCAAAAAATCCCTCTGGCAAAATGTCCTTGTCTTTTTTTGTATAACTTCCGGCCTTGTATTCGTTGCCAAACAAACCTGATTGAACCTCGCCCTTGCTGTTTGGCTCAGCCTCCTCTGCAAACCCAAAGCTTTCTTGGAACCCTTTGTCCGAGCTGGCTTCGGGTTCCGAGCTTTCAAAATCAAAGCCGCCCTGACCGTATCGGTCAACGTACGATTGCCATGCGTCATTGCCGTATTTTTCGCACATCTCCGCCGCAAATCGCATGACATCCGTTTCGACTGTTTCGTTGTCTTGCGGTGCAGTAATTGGTTGTGAGTAACGCGGTTGCGCGTTAATGATTGGTTCAGCGGAAAATTGATCCATCATTGCCGGCATTAACATGTCCTGCGCCATTTCAGCGTCACCGGCCTGCTCCTCTCCCTCCGGCATTTGCATTGCACCTAAGTCCATTGCTGGCGCCATGCCTTGCTGCTGCTGCATTTGTTCCATCTCAAAATAGGCTGGATTCAACAGCGTTTCGTCAGTAGTGTTAGGGCGTGACGCTCCAATTGTCTTAAACAGATCATCTGTTTTAACTTTTGCACCCATTTCCCATAATTGACGATAGGCGTCTAGCTTCATTTGCATCATTGGGCTTTCGGTGTCGAACCGAAATTGCAGATGTATTCCTTCGCTGCCTGGGAAATTTAACAACTGAATCTGACGAACGATGTCCTGTGTAATTGTTTCTGCAAGGCCAAGCGAGTCAAAGCGGACAATATCCGAATATGTTGCGGCGTGCAAATCGGCCATACCTGAACCCATGCCGGTAGCATCAGCTTCAGTTGTTAATGTTTGGCCTAAAATGTATCGCTTAATTTTGTGACCAAAAAATGTCTGCAAAACGTTTTGCAGAACGTCTGCCCCTTGCAGGCCAGGCTCTACGATTTCTACGTCATACATTGCGGCTGCCTCGCCCTCAGGCACGGGAACCATTAGGATCGATCGGCCAGGCGCTCCTCGACGCTGGGCTGCCTCGGCCGCGTCCGCTTTTGCTTGTGGATTGTGAGCTGGGTATCTCCAAATCTCTATACCTAATGCCGATCGCTCCAAGTATTCCATGAGCAATTTCAACGACTCTGTGTAGGCATACCACGACCAATAAATTCTTGACCGTATTCCTACGCCGTGCAGATTACCAGCCTTAATTGGTCGGTTGAAATCTCCATCCTCAATGATGTGTTTGTGCAAGGCGTACTTTTTTCTTTCAGCACCATCTAAAAAGTACGCTAATCCAAACTGAGTAGCCTCTACTTTTTTGTGCAGGTTGCCGCCATAGTCGCGAAACTCCTGTTGCATTTTGTAGCCTGGCCCAATTCGAATGCCAATTTGCTCTGGATCGTACTCCTGCGTCCCGTCGTCATACCGAAAAATAATTTTGTCGCCGTGCCTTGGTTCCCAGCGCTTAATAATCATTGCGCGATTACTTAAACCCTCAATTGAAGTCGGTTGCCAAAACTGTTCCGTAGCGTAACGCCCATACCAAATTGCATCCATCAATGAATAAAACAATTTTGTGAGATGCGGCGTGCGTGCCAAAATTAGGCTTACCTTTGCAGCTAACTCATCGGCTTGCCATTTGTTTGACCTGCCAAACCCAGACTTTGCCAGCGTCGCTTTAGTGCGTTGATCTAACGTTTCGTCTCTAGGTCCGATATGCCAATTTAAAAGAGCTGTGGATCGCATGCGAGCTTCGAGGCATTCCATAATTGCCAGCTCGTTACGCATCATTTCTGCGTTTTCGCGACTGTCAATTAACGCCTCGTCACCAACGGAGTATGCTTTTGATGCAACTCCATATCGCCCAGCAACCGTAAAGATGTGCGGAAGGAACGTACCACCGCCCCAAGGCGTTCCGCCGGTTGGCCAAGATGACTGGTAAGGTTCTTTTATGTGTTTTTGCAAATGCGAGGCCGGCACCTGACGAGGTGGAACTTTAGACTCGCTGCGCTGATTTGGCATATCTCGAAATGACATTACTTGTCCTACTTAATTTATTCTCTTACGGAAACCGCAAACTCTTGAACAACCCGCTCGCTGCCAAACACCCAAGGCACTGTGATTTTGTAAAACCCAATTCCCACAGTAAAATTCCAGTCAATTACAGAGTTGGGAAGTGGACTTAAAATAATGATAGCGGGCATTTCAAGTTTGACATTAAAACCCTCTACCCCATCAATTGCCGGCTCCCAAACCCCTACTTCGCCCTCGCCTCCATCTACCATTGCGTTTTGTGGCAGGCTAACGGTTACAGCGGCATCGCCATTTCGCCACGCAAATGTTTGCCAAGACCCCACGCCTTGGCTAGAGGTTTCAAAGCTAATTTGCACGTAATCTTCTGCCGTTGATCCAGACGGAAGCGGCGTGCCATCGGCTCGACGGGTGTAACTTCTCAGAATGTTAGTTTGATTGCCGCTGACAACTTCCAATCGAACTGGATTTATGTTGCTCATTACTTCCCTCTGTTAGGCCGTGATTTTTTTCCGCGATTTGGCCGCAACGTCCGGCCGTGTCCTCTTAAATCTTGTGGAAGCGAGCTGCCGACGTAACGGCGCCTGCCACTGCCAGGCTCCACAACGTTACGCGATCGAAAGCCTTGCTTTGTTGCTCTTCTGTGTACATAAACTGCTGGATCGCCGTCAGGTCCATCAATAACTGCTCCAGCTACCAGCGAATATCGATGCTGCGTCCCAAACACTGTATGGCGAACTCGCAACCGATCCCATACCGCTCCTCCAGCACTTGCGGAGGTGATCATGGATTTAAACTTTCCAATCGGGACATCGTAATACGCGTAAAGCGAACCGGCCGAGTCAGTCTTGCCCATGACCGTGCTTCCCAACGTTCCTGCCACCGTAGGTATGCCGCCCTCTGAGTAATACCCACTAACTGAATCAGGATTTATTGCCGGCGCCTTGTAGCACACATACAAAACGCTAATTGAATAATCATATTGAAACGAAAACACATTACTTGAGGATGGCGTGAAGTATTTTTTGCTTAGCCGACCGCTATCATCCTCGCCTCGCCTAATTGCTCTGCGACGACTTTCTTGAAAGTCGGAATGCCGATGTTGCCGTCTTCGATCCCGATCCGAACGCACTTCATCGTCGTCATCATCTGGCCGAACAATGTAGCCTTTTTCTCGCCACGCTCGCTTTGCACCCTGCTCCATTTTCTTTGGATTTGACTGATTCTCAACGTAATCACGAATCAAATCTGCGGTTGTCTCAATGTCCTCATTTGACATTCCTGCCTTTTTTGTGCCTAGCAAGCTTTTAAATACGTTTTTAGCTTTGGCAAATCCGCCGAATGCCGCGGTCAATGCTGCCTTTGTATTCGCGTTCGAACGTCTGGCTGTGTTGCGGTTGTCGTTCCGCCAATTGGCGACTTGGCTTTGATTTGTTGCATCTCTGTAGTTACGTATGCGACGATCCAAAGCTGTGCGGCTCATTTGCCCTTTCTCGTGAGCAGCAAGGCCGGCCTCTAAATCCATCGCAACGCGCCTTGTGGCTGGATTGCGCATGGCCTCGGCAAGATTAAAACTGTCGCTTGGCATATTGCTTTTCACACAAAAAGAATTGGATCACCGAATCGTACCCCTGCACGCTCGTTTTTGCCATAAAAAACTACAGGGTCAGGTAAAAATGAGGTATTTGAATACTATTTGTCAAATTGCCACATATCCTCGCCGGTTTCCTCATCGCCGTACATTGAAACAAAGCGCGGAGTTTGCGCGCCCATGTGTGCTCCAATAATGTTAAATTCAAAGTATTCACGAACGTCCTCTGCCGGCATTCCGTCCTTTTCTAGCTTTTGCCATATTAGTTCGCTGCAATAAATCACGACCGGAGGCAGAATGTTTGATTCGTGAATGCCCACAATGGCCTCATCTAAGTTGCTCAGAATGATCATCGTGTAGTACATGCCGCCACCCTTCTGGCCGCGTTCAATGACATATTCGTATGTAGCCAACGTAAATTGCAATCTGCTGGCGTCCTCTTTCGTAATTAATCCCATCGGAGTGTCAATTACGGTCTTCGGTGACTCTAAAAACTCAACCATTTTGTGTTCCTTATAATGGATTTTGAACTGCTTCGGTTGGCAGTGACGCTAGTAATTCCATGTCCCAATACCCAATTGGTATTTCAAGTTTATCGGGATCGCACTCAGCAAACAGCCATCCTCGTGTAAAATGCGAACAGCAAAGGACTTCTAAGTAATACCCCTTTACCGGCAACCCAAATCCGTTGAATTCGCCCTCTGCAATTACCACTTGGACAATATACAGGCTGTCAAACAACATGCGAACCTCCTCTTGCACTATCATCTAACCCCCGTTTCAACCGCTCGGGCGAATTGGCTGGTTTGTTTTTTGCCGCATTGCCCAGCTCACTTAGTTGTTGCAGCCGGCTGTCCTCCGCCATTTGCAAGATTCTAGCGGCATGACTTTGCAATTGATTGACCTTTTGCAATTCCGGAGAAACCCTGCTGCTCGATCGCTGGGCAAGTTTATTGAATGCTCCTGACGCGGCATCAACTTGGTCGTCGTGCCTGCTTTCTGGAAATGACGACAATTCGCCAAGAAAGCGTTCGTTCCATTTGCCCCTAACCAAATAAATGTTTTCATTTTCCGCCATTGCGGATAGTGGCTGGGCGCGGACAACTTTGGCTTGATTGGGCAGCATAACGCCTTGAACCTTTCGCTTTCCCGATCCGGCTACTTTGTCTCTGTAAACGGGGTACCCCGCTAGCCATGTAACGTTTTGATCCATCTGCTCTTTTCCACCACTGCCTGGCTCTTGCTCGACGTAAATTACGACCTCATTGTTGTATTTTTCGGCATCCACGGCAGCTGTGCGTTTCATGATGTCACGACGCTCCTTTGCTGACCACTGCCCCCGAACAATCGATTCAATGATAAATCTTCCGGACGCGTCTCTGCACATCAACAAGCCGACTGAAAAGTCTCCACTGCCTGGCGTGCTCGCCTGATCCCAGTACCGCACCCGAGTTCCAAGTCTTGGCACCTGAATGGCGTCAATGAATTGGAAATCTGATCGATTAAACATAAGCCCTGAAAGATCGATAAAGTTTCCCTCGATCTCCTGCTGGGCAAACTCCTCGGAATACTCGGCACGCAATCGGTCGGCGTACCCATCGGGCAAAAACGGGTTTTCATAGCTTGCTGCGCGAATGATCTCTGTGTTGTCGCGCGTCATGTAGGTTTGTCCGGAAATTTGCACTAGCCTCGCCGGATCGATCTGCAATTGCTCGTACTCATCCACCAGCTGGTAAAAAAGACTGAACGTCCAATGGTGGATACCGCGGGGTGTCATTGTCAAAAACACCTGATTTGCAGCGTTTTTTATCCTCAACGTAGCAATGCCGATGTCAAAAACGTCTCGGCTCATGATCGAAGCTTCGTCAAGCCACAATCCAGCCTTATTTGGACCCCTGAGCTTTTCCGGCGCCTCGCCGGATCGCATAATCAGGTTGGCCTCGCCCCCATCCTGCGTTTTAAACCAAACCCGAGCATACGGACTGCGGACGTACCTGATCAATTTCTTGTAATGTCGGCATATTTCAATGAACGTTGGCAGCGTCGTGTCCAAAATAATGCCGGAATCTGGGCTGACACTCATCCAAGGCTCGCCATTTTTGGCCTGAGTGAGGATTTTCACGGCTCCAGAAAAGGTTTTTCCCACTCCACGGCCGCCTAAAAGGGCACTAATGTTGGCAGAACTGCTTACAAAGTCCGCCTGCTTCTGATGAAGCAGCAAAGAACGCACCTTTTTTGTCGTTTTTGAGTGCATTTACACTCCAGATTCAGTCAAATTTGGTATTTTTTCGGCCAATTTTTGGGCTAAAACAGGCATTTCTAGAGCCTCAGCCAGCGATTTTAGCCTACAAAAGTACGTATGATGCTGCAAAACCCATTGTTTTTGGGCAATTTGGACAGCTAAACGGTTCATTTCGTGCTCTAAAAGGTTAAAACACAGCTCTGCAACGGCAATTCCATCGCTTCCGATCGGCACACTGGGCATCATTTGCCCTAAAAACGGCACTTTGTCATGCACAGCGGCCACTCCAGCTAGCGGAAGCTTAAAAACACGCTCTGGAACGTCAATTCCAAGCAGTTGCGTGTGCGGTTCGCTAGGACAAAAGCCGACTCGGCCCGAATTAAGGTAGGTATTGCCCTGACCAAATGGAATAGTCTTGCTTCGGCCCCACCCAGCTGCCGATAACTTTACATCTGGGTCAATTGATGTAAGCCGACTAAGAATTGCGTTGATCGCCGGCCGTTTGTAGGGCCAATCGCCTCCCAGAAACACAACATCGTTTCTGCGACCTTTCTGCTGGTCATAATATGCGACCGAATCGCCCGCTGGCATAAAACTTTGCCACTTTCTGTCCCATTTGCTCCACAAATCTGCGTGAATATCCCATCCGTAGCCCCAAATCACCTCCGGATTGACAATGGCAGCCATTTTTCGGTCAAGATTTGTCGGATCAAGGCTCGGCCGGCCCTCAATTCCCTTCAAATCGTCAAGTTTATCGACAAACGGCTGGGCATGCAGTGCATATCGACAGCCAGGCAACCGCCGAAAAAGCGACATATCCTCGCCGAACAGCTGTAATCTTGAATGCGACAGCGAACCGATGTAAAGCTCGATCCCGTCCGACTCTTTTAGATCAATATGCTGCGTGGTAACAACCGTTACGCCCGCAGCCTCTAGTGCATTGATAATGCCATAAAGAATAAACTTAAAGGCACCCCCCATAATTGGTTTTTGAACTGCTACTTTCATCATGTTCCTTAAAAAAACGAGCCACATATTACAGTAGAAAAGTGACGGCATATTACAGTACCCATGCCGACGTTTCAGGCGAGTTGCGATACATATGGAAGAGGCTGCGCTACCCCTCCCCGTCCCCCTTCACAGCGTTTATAGCCAAAAATGATTGAGCGTCCTGCATTTGATCAATGTCATCCGAACTTGTTGCAACCACGGCAATGATTGGAACGTCATCCACAGCACCGTCATCAGTGTTAATCTTGTCAAGGCCGAGAAGTTTGCTCCGCTCGCGAATTACGCTCAAAATTACGTTAAGAAATTGAGCATTTCCCCGATTCCTACTCTTCTTCACGGTCCAATTAAAGGTCGCACTGACTGCACCGCCCTTACCCAAAGCCGTTTTTACAGCCTTTCGGCCAGCTGAAGTCATATCCTTGAAATCAAGAACCTCCTGATTTTCCTCGCACTGGCTACTTTCCCATGCCGACCAAGCCTGCTGCTCCAGCATGTCCAATCTCGCCAATTGGCGGGAAACATGCTCACTCCACTCAACTTCCCCAGCTTCACGCCAAGCAGCCTGTATGAATTGCACATCCTCTTTCACGTTTGACAGAGGCGCGCCGATTATTTTTGCAATTGAGGACAACGGATTGCCCTGAATGTAAAGCCGGCGCACCAAATCTCTACGCTTGTAAATGTCCAAAACCGTATTTGCACCCACAATCCCTCCTTTGTGACACGTTAGGTCAATGACCAAACGTGTCAAAGTGACTCCCTTGGTCATCGGCCGTGTTGCATAAGCTTGTCATCGGCCGAAACGCCGATATAAACCGGAGCACCGCTCTTTAAAAGAAACTTTGAAAGCGATTCCTTGCTTAAAACATAACCGTCGGCGTCTAAAAACACACGAAAAACATCACCTAAAAGCCGACCAAAACTGTCGTGACGCTCACGATCGCCAGTATTGACCTCCAAACGCTGAGTTTCCTCCTCTACAGCGTAATGCACAAACGCATAAGTAAGCTTTTTGAAACGACTGCCCTCCTTGGCCGTAGCCTTGCGGCGGACCTCTGGGCAATTAACGCCCAAAAGACGCACGCGACGCTCCACAAACACGCCAAGGCCAACCGAAATTTGCAAATCTAACGTGTCGCCGTCAAGAACGCCTAGCTCATGCCGACTTAACGCACTCGGCAAAACCGGATAGCAACGATTTTTCATTTGAAACCCAATTTAAACGCCGAAATTTACAAAAAATATATGGGAAAGCCGAATTAAACCTGCCTGGGAGAAATCCATTTTTACCAGGCAAGCAGTTTCCGCCATCTGGCGGATCATTCGGCAGCCTCTTCCTGCTCCTGTAAAGCCTTTTCCGTGGCATCACACCACTCCTCCGCCTCGTGGAGCAAGTGTACGTTGCTTTGACGCATCATCATGCCGATCTGGTCAGAGCTGTACTTGGCAAACAAGCGAGGGTAAAGGCTCTGGTTGCCTATAACACGCATCAAAAGGGCATCGCGGTCGGTAATTCGTCTACTGCTCATTTAAAGCCTCCTGTGGACTGTGACGGACGGCTGACAGCATCTCCTCAATTAAAGCCGACTTGCTACGCCGACTTATGCCGACCTGCGGGACAAGAGGCATTGTGACTGCCGCTTCAAGAATCTCCTTCTTAGAGCATTTTACCAAAGCCTTTTCAAGAGAAACCAAATCAGTTCCGAAAAATTGGATGTGATTCAGAGCAGTTCCCCCGCCACCCGCCGCCGGCTCGCTGCTGATTTTTGGGTCGGCCGATCCCCCCGATGGTGGGGGTACCTCGCTCGGGGGGGTACCCTGCTGGTGGGGGGTGGGGGTTCGTGCTGCGTCCGCGATCGCTCCGACAATCTCGACCGATGCGCTTGGCCATCGATCCAAAAGCCTGCCCGCAATTTCCGCAGCTGACATCTCGGGCGATTCCGCCGCGATCGCGATAACATCGCCGGCAAGCGTGCCCGTCAGGGATTGAACCGCCGGTCTACCCCGATCGATAGCAGTGTGGGCGTCGATCGGTGACGCGCCGGCCTCTACTCGATCGCTGGGAGATGCCGGCCGAGCCAGCTGCTGTCGTATGATCGTAACCTCTTCCACGGTTAGCTGTTTCATTCGAGCCACTTGCTCAACCGTCATACCGTCCATGGCAAGTAATTCGTGGATCGGTTCCGGTGCGATCGCCGGCACCACGGGAGCAGCTGCGGCCGCCGATCGGCTCCGAGGATCGGCAGCAAAGAACCGCGGATCGAGATCGACGGCCCGCCGGCTTTCCCATTCGCGAGCGTCACCAGCTGCGTGGCGCGCAACCTCAGGGCTGACCCACGTTGTCGGGTTGTAGTGCTTGCCTGGCGCCGCGATCTCTTCGAGTACCTTGTCGATGTCGGCCGACCCGTCAGGACGCACCCAGCCATATATTGACGCGATTTGATTGTGAGAGATATTTTGTTCACGCGTCAGCACGTCGATCGATTCCGCTAAACGATAGGTTCGCGGCTTTGTCGCTTCCATGACTCGACGCCAAGAGTCCCAGCAGCTCGCCGCGTCGGGCCGCGATCGATAGGTATACTGCCCCGAGGAGCTTCCAGCCACGGCAGCTGCCCATTCCACCCAGACGCGTGCGAAATCATCGACAGCCAGACAAAGCCGGTAAGCAGCTGGCTCTACCTGATCTTCGCCGACTAATTCGACCAGCGAATTAATACGGTTGACCAGCTCAGAGGAAACGTAACGAACGCCGCTTTCATCGAATAAATCCGGATCAATCACCCCATCAGCTGGCGCCCCATCGATCGCGGCCGGCAAGACAGCTGCCCACGCGAGCCGCACCGCTTCCACATCATCGACCGCCAGCAAAATCGAAGCCAATTCAAGCATATCAAACCCCTTAATTCATTGAGTAAACCCGCAGCGTCCGCCAATTGGCGGAGCACGTCCAGACCCCAGAGCCGGCGTTGATA